GCAGATCAGCATGACTTCAGGGTAGGGCGGGGGCCCGCCGCGGGCTTCCTGCGCGGGGATGAGACAGCCTCCGCCCCATCCCGTCCGCGAGACCGAGGGCCCGGGTCCCTCCGGCGGAGCGCCGGGCGGCGCCCTCCCCGTGCGCCCCATCTCCTAGCATCTCGAACGAGATCCGACGACGATGGGGTGATCCTCTCGGTGCGCCGGGCCGCCGGCGGATGGACCGTCACGGATGACGGGTCGACCCTGTCCGGCCTGCGCACCAGGGGCGCTGCGACCGATGCCCCCGCGTTTCTGGAGGCGTGGGGCCGCCTGGCGCCCCGCCGGGGACTTCGTCCCCGGCCAAGCTTCCAACAATGGCGAGATCACCGGGTGGGCGACCGACGAGACCCTCGGAGATGTCCTCAACCTCGTCGCCCTCGCCTCCGTCCGTGCCGAGGGGCTGGCCTTCATCCGCGAGCGCGGGAGCGCGGAGCGCTTCCCCGCACGGGTCGGCAGGCGCATCACCTCCCTCATGAGCGCCACCGAGTGCACCGACAGAGGGCTGGTCCGCGGCAGCACGGTCGGACTGGTCTCGGGGCGCAGGAAGCGGGTGACGGCCGCCGTCGAGCACGCGGGATCCACCCTGGCCGTCTTCCAGGCGCTCGGCGGCGGGGGCGAGCAGGCCCGCGAGCGCTCCTACGAGCACTGCCACACGATCTTCAGTCAGGCGCAGATCGAGCGTGAGCGGCGCTTCGCCGTCATCGAGGACCCGGACGCGTGGGACCCGGTCGTGCTCGACGAGGTGCGGGACGTGGGCGTCGTGCTGCCCTACGAGGACCAGGAGGCCTTCGACGCCAGATTCGCAGAGATCGTCGGGCGCTTGCCCGTGCCCGCTCCGGCGTGACGATGCGCGACCGCGAACGCGGGGCGGGCCCGTGATGGGGGTTGCGCCCCCCCCCGGCGCCCCGCCGGACCGGGGCGTTCCGGCGGGATCGCGGCCCTTCACCGGTACCCCCTGTGGGGCTCGAACCCACGACCTTCGGATTAAAAGTCCGCAGCTCTGACCGCGTACCGGAGTAGTATGACAGTCATTTTTCGTTGCTACAGCAACCTTCTTCAAAGAAAGTCTTCAAGGTTCGTGTAGCCGCAAGTGTAGCCATTACAGGGACGGATCGGGTCTTTCCGGCGGGCGGCGGACCCCTCCGATGCGACGATGCGCCCCTCCACCCGGAGCGGGCGGAGGGGCGCATCGTCATGGGCGGCGCTGGGTGCGTAGAGGAGCGGTCAGTCCCTATTGCGCTCCAATCGTCTGAGCCTGATCTCGTGGTCGGTGCGGGCCTGGTGAAGGTCGCGGCGGACCTCGCCGAGCTCGTGGCCGAGTCGGCGGGAGAGGTCCCGGTGCTCCCCGCGGAGCTCGTCCATGCCCCGCTCGATGCGGTCCACGGCGTCGCGCAGGCTGCCGCCGTGGTCGGGTCGCATCTCGGCGCGGATCTCGGCGGTGGCGGCCTCGTGGCGGCGCAGGGCCGCCACGGCGGCGATGAGGGCGGCGAGCCCGCCGAGCCCGCCGAGGGTTGACAGCGCGGCGAGGGCGTCGGCGAGGACGGGCGGCATCACTCGGACGCGGTGTGGTGGCCGCCGGTGGTGATGGCGACGTCGGTGCGGTCCGGGTCGGCCAGGGAGGTCAGGACACTCATGACGACGGCCAGGGCGACGGTGGAGACCACCGCCGGCCAGGGGACGGTGTGGATGAGGGTGGCGGTGCCGACGGAGGCCACGGCGGTCTGGGCAGCAGTCTTGACGGCCCGCTCGGCGACGCCGAGCCAGAAGGTGCGGGAGGCATAGGAGTGCATGGGGTTTCCTTTCAGAGTGGGTGAATAACGGGCAGGGACGGATGGCCGGCTACCACAGGCGACCGGTGCCCACGGTGGAGGCGTTGAGGGCCCGCTGGAGGGCGGCCACGGTGGCGGGGCCGTCGACGCCGTCGATCCAGTCGCCCCACGACCAGCCGCCGGGCACGTACTCCTTGTGCCAGGCCCACACGAGGAACTGGAACGCCTTCCAGGTGGCGGGTCCGTCGATACCGTCGACGGCGAGGGCGGGGGCGCCGATGAGGTTGGTCAGGTGGCCAGCGCCGACGGCGTCGTTGAGGAACCGCTGGAACGCCTCGATGCAGACGCTGCCGTCGTCATCGAGCACGCCGTCGATCGGCGTGCCCATGACCTGCTGGAGGCGGGCGACGGTGCGCGAGCCCCACACGCCGTCGACGGCGAGCAGCTCCTGTCCGTCGGCGGCCCGCGCGGACGCGGTGGCCGCGGACGCTGGCCGGGGGACCGTGATCGGGGCGGTCGAGTCGATGGCGTAGGCGCGGAAGTCGTCGGCCGACCCGTAGAAGATGTCCAGGTCCAGGTTGTCCCCGTACCCGGGCACCCGGCCGTGCCCGGTGTACTGGTGCATGGTCGCGGCCCAGGTGCCGTCCGACCAGGGGGCGTAGTCCCAGCCGGTCGGCTCGTTGTCGGCGTACTGGGCGATCCACTTGCCGCACCCGTAGGCGTCGGCGACGCCGTGCGGGTAGGAGGCCGAGGCGGCGTAGAGCATGACGGGCCTGCCGGTGGCCGCCTGCACTCGGTCGATGATGATCGACAGGTACGCCAGGTTGCCCCAGGCGGAGTTGTCGTCGGCCTCCCAGTCGATGCACCACATGACCCGGTTGAAGTGGCCGGTGGCGCGCACGGCCGCGAGGAACCGGTCGGCCTCGGCGGCTGCGTCGGCGGCGGTCCCGCCGTCCCCGCCCCCGACGTAGTGGTAGACGCCGACGGGCCGCCCCTGCGCCACGGCCGTATCCAGCTGCGCCTGGTGGTGCCGGTTGGTGAACGCGTAGCGTCCCGTGTCCTGGGTGACCAGGGTGATGACGAAGTCGGGGTTGACGGCGGCCATGTCCATGGTCGCCTGGTAGTTGGAGACGTCGATGCCCAACAACGGGCCGGCCTTGCTCGGCGTCGCCAGCGTCGGGGCGGGGACGGGGTTGGAGGCCGGGACGCAGTCGGGGTGCTGGGCGGCGAACCGGGCGGGGTCGAATCGGAAGGCGCCGGTCCACGCGCTCCTGGAGGTGTCCGGGTGCGTGTTGTAGGCGATGACGCGGGTCTCGTATCCGGTGGTGTCGCCGACGTAGCCGTCGTCGGATCCGTCCTCGGCGATCCACGCCTCGGACACGGCCGGGACGTCGCCGGGGCTGCGGGGGTCGGGGTCGGTGACCATGCACACGTGGCCGACGCCGCCCTCGCTGCCGCTGCTGAGGATGACGTCGCCCTTCTGGAGGCCCCCGCTCGGATACAGGTCGACGTCGTTCCAGGGGACCTCGACGAAGCCCCTGGACTCCAGCCCGCTGCGGAGGTTGCCGGTCCAGTAGTCGTCGAGGCGGAAGAGGATCGGGTGCCCCCAGGGCAGGCCGTAGACGACGTGCAGCCCGTAGTTGATGGCGCCCATGACGATGGTGCCGCAGTCCGCGTTAGCGTCCGCCGTCAGGTACCCCTGCTCGTCGGAGCGCTGGTAGACCATCTCCCGGTCGGGCTGAGAGTAGCCCACCGAGTAGGGGCCGCCGCCGGGCTTCCCCGGACCGGCCAGGCACCAGTAGCGGGCCTGGGCGGCGGCCGTTTCTGCGACTGTGCTCATGTTTGCTCTTTTCCTTGTCGTGGGTCCGGGGGTGGGTCAGGCGGCGGGGGCGGTCTTGAGGGCGGTGAGGGCGTGGCGGATGTGCTCGTCGGTGACCTTGGTGGTGTCCGCGCCGGGGGCCGCGGGTACGGCCGCGCGGGCCTGGTCGTAGAGGGCCTTGGCGTAGGCGTGGACGCCGGCGACGGTGGAGTCGCCGGTGTCGTCGACGGCGGTGACGACGATGCGCTCCCAGGCGGCCTCGACCTCGGCGCCGGTCCAGCCGCACAGGGGTGCGATGGCCTTGAACCGGTCCTTGAGGTCGGTGTCGGCGAGGGCCGCGATGATCTGGGTGGATGCGGGTGCGGTGGTCATGGTGCGCGTCTCCTCAGTAGCGGACGATCCAGTTGATGGCGGTGTAGGGGGGCATGTTGTTGTGGGGCCGGCTGCCGCCGGCGCCGATCGTGCTGTTCCAGGCGCCCTGCCAGGTGTAGAGGCGATTCCCGGTGGATGAGCCGGTCCAAGCGGTGGCGTCGGTGGCCACGTTGCCTGCGGCGCCCCACCCGTATGCGTGGGCGGCGCCGCTCGCCGAGAGCCTGTGGGTGTGGGCGGGCATCTCGGCGGCGGAGAGGAGGTGGGTGGCCTCGCCGCCGATGGAGCCCAGCGGGTAGCCGGGGCTGGCGCCGATGAGGGTGCGGCCCCGCAGGTCGGGGAGGGTGAAGGAGTCGCCGGCGCCGGCGTACTTGGGGCCCAGGGCAGTGACGAGGCGCGGGTAGGCGGCCTTGGGGAGGGTGGCGCCGTCGCACAGGAGCCAGCCGGGGGGCGCCTGCTCGGCGAGGGTGGCCTGGATGATGCCGGCGGGGTCGCCGCCGGGGACGCCCAGGATGATGGCGCGGCGGTTCCACAGCAGGGCGAGGCAGCGCTGGCCGGCGGCGAGGTGGGTGAGGGTCTCGACGGCGCGGGTCAGGGGGTCGGTCTCCCCGTCCAGGACGATGGAGGGGGTGGGGGCGGTGGCGGTGACGGTCGCCCACCTGAGGGAGGGCAGGGCGTCGACGCGGGTGCGCAGGTCGGTGACGACGCGCACGAGGTAGGCCAGGCTCACAGGTCGATCACCTCCCTGAGCTTGGTGGTGCACAGGGATGTGGCGGTCAGGTCCGCCTTGATCTCCTGGATGGTGGCGGTGGCGGCGTGGCCCGCGGTGTCCCAGGTGACGCGGTCGTTGGGGGCCAGCGGGAGGGGCAGGTGGGCGGCCTGGATGGTGGCGGTGGGTGTGGACAGGTCGATGAGGCGGCGGCGGGCGAGGCCGTCGAGGACGGCCTGGGTGGACGCCTCGACGCCGGTCTCGGTGTGGGTGATCCATCTGCCGCGGGCCTCGCGGCTGAAGGGGCTGGCGGGGTCGGTGTTCTCGGCGGTGGCGACCAGGGCGGGTGTGTCGCCGCCGCCCTGGCCGACGAGGACGACCCTGTTGGGGACGGCGGCGGTGTCCTGGTCGCGGGACCAGTCGGCGCTGTGGATGGCGGCCTCGCCGGCGGTGAACGCCCAGGCGACGGGGCGGGCGGCGGGGCGCACGTAGGGGGCGGCGGTGAGGACGCCGTCGCCGTCGGGGTGCAGGGAGAAGTAGTTGGCCGAGTCGAGCAGGTCGTTGATGACGGTCAGGACGGGGGTGCCGGCCTCCCACACCATGGCGGAGGCCAGGGCCCGGTCAGAGGGGGTGATGGAGACCCTGTCCTCGCCGGCGGAGGCGATCAGGGCCTCGACGGCGTCGGTGACGCGGCGGCCGGCGGGCAGGGTCGTGGAGGTCTCGAGACAGTCCTCGTCGAGGACGGCGAGCTTGCTGGACAGGTCGACGTCGCGGGAGGTGCCGGCGGAGGTGTGGGCGGCGGTGGGCGCGGACATGAGGAACACGCCGACCGGCCAGGTCATCGACCGCGCGCGGCGGTCGCGGGCCCGGTAGACGACGCGGACGCGGTCGGTGAGCCAGTTCACGTCCTGGCCGGTGTCCTGGATGGTCAAGGAGCCGGACGCCCGCAGGCGGGTGTTGGCCGACAGGGTGATAGTGCCGCCGGTGACGCCCCGCAGGGGGCCGATGACCCGGTCGGCGGAGTCGAGGAGGGTGATCTCCCACCAGGCCTGGCGGGAGGCCGTCAACACGACGTCAGTCACGCTCGACCTCCTTCAAGTCCAGGTCGATGTCCCACACGCCGCCGGCGTGGGAGCGGGCCATGGACACGTCGGTCAGGGACGCGTACAGGCGGCGGCCCACGGGGTCGCGCCAGCACACCGGGCCCGCCGAGCGGGCGAGGCGCTCCAGTCCGACGCCGACGGTCGGGTAGTCCTCGTCGAGGAAGCGGGCGGAGGCCGACAGGGGGTTCTCCTGGGCGGGGCCGCAGACCTCCACGCCCAGGCGGCGGCCGGCGAAGTACAGGACCTTGCGCTCGACGAGGCCGGGCTTGACCGTGTGGTCGGGGTCGCCGAACAGGCCGACCGTGTCCCGGTAGTCGATGCCGCCGCCGATCCACATGGCCTGCGAGTCGGCGGCGCAGGTCGCCCGGCCGACGGCGAGGGCGCCGTCGGGGCTGTAGGCCTCCACCCGGTAGAGGGTGGTGCCGGACGACAGGGCCTCGGGGTCCGACAGGGACGTGTCCGGTGGGGCGGCGGCGATGATCTCCTCCCAGGTGGTCCCGCCGTCGACGGAGCGCAGCACCCGGTTGCGGACGGCGGCCGGGCTGTTGGGCGTGGCCACGGAGGTCGACGCGAAGGGGGCGCCGGTCCAGGACACGGCGTAGGACTGACCGGAGACGATCCGGTTGGGGCCCTCCCCGTCGAAGTAGGCGGTGTCGGACACGGCGCTCTCCTGGGCGCCGGTCAGGATCAGGCCCTGGTTGACGAGCACCGCGGGCCCGCCCAGGGGGGCGCCGGTGATCCTCAGCAGCACCCGTGCGGCCGAGGCCCCGGCGGGGGCCTGGGCGGCCACGGCCCTGCGCCCGTCGCCGGCGGTG